ATTATAGAAGACACCATAAACTAAAAGTGTAACATTAGAACCAGAAACATTAGCTCCATATGTTACACTAGTGCCTATAGGATATGTTGTAGTACTTTCTCTAGTCTTAATAATAAATTGATTGACATTCTTATCTTCAAAAGTGAATTTCTCATCATCAATAGTGAATTCACCTTTCTTAATCCACCCCATTGTGGACTCTACATCAATCCTATCACCTACATCATCAGTAGTGAGAATAGATTCTGTTAACTTAGTTCTAGTAGCTGTGGAAAACTCACCATTTACACTTGCTTCATTAAGTATAATCTCATATAGATCCTCTCCATCATACTTACCATCATATACAACATTATCAACAATAGCAGAAGCATATGTACCACTAGTTTGAGTAATCTTCTTACCAATAAGATCTGTTACTGTACCAGATAATACTTTAACTTTTAGTGAATAATTATTGATCCAATTAGATTCTGAACTTTTAAGAGTAAAATCACGTGGATATCCAATTTCTGGTTCTGGATCATCCTTGACCAAACATTTGAATAAAAATTTAACAGACTTATCAGTTCCTTTCTGTTGATAAAAGGAACCTATATTCTTGATAAGAGTTCTCTTGTCAACTGCCGTATTCAAATATTCTTCTGGAAAATCTGTTAGATATTCATTTTCAAAGTTCTTTATTAATGCATACAGGAAAAGATTACTTATATTAGTTACGGTAGATCCGTCTACATGACTAGAGGCCTCTGTTGTAACAAACGTACTTGCGGAATAAAGATCTCCAAGTTGCGTATTTCCACTTACGCCACGACTAATTTCTTTAAATTGAGTATCTGTTCTACTCTTATAGAAACAAATCTCATCATCTATCTTAAAATACCCGCCATTCTTTGGAAACGATGAGGCATCTGCTACAGTTATAGTAGTATCAGCAGTATTAACCAATCCACTTACCGTAGTACTCTGATTTAAGAGATTATTCTCATAAAAATCAATATCACGATACGTTTGAAGATTCGTAATAATGTCTAGTGGTTGCCCTTGAAGTTCAAGCTGCTCATAATACTTCTGTATGAACTTTCCAAACAGTTCATACTCCTCATTGATAAAATCAGGTAGTTGTTGATCAACTAAGAAGGAGATCTTATTCGCAGTCTTTAACATCCCTACTCTTCTTTATAAGCGACGAATTTACTTTGTGATATATCTACGTCTAAATACACCTCACGTTTAACTTCAATATCTTTATTTGCAGGTTTTACTCTTAATTCAATACGATTATCGGAAAAACTGCCCTTTAAGATAGTAAAGTCACTCATTGTTATCTCACCTTTAGTATAATCAATCGTTCCTACTGAATCATTCAATAGAATCTTTTCACCAGTGATAGAATCTAGTCTATATAGGACTAATTTACCATTTCTATCCTCTAGATATGAAGTAACAGTTGGGTATTCAAAGACTGTCATTCCTGTTGATGTAACTACAGGGTTATTGCAGTCAATATAAAATGGATTTTTATAGCAAATCTCATAATATGAAGAAGAATTTATTTGTGCGATAAAATCCTTTCTCATAGTAACATCGGTGTCATTTGAATTAATAGCACGATCTGCACTATCAATAACACTGATAAACTTTGAATATCTAAACTTTCCATTGAACTTCTCTGTACCAGAGGTTTTTAAATATTCTGTGACAGCATTAGAGGCCTTCACTGCCATCTCAGCAGGAAGTAACTTAGTCTTATTAACATCATAATAAACGTTACTTGTCAATTCCAAATAAAGGAGAGAAGGATCAACAAACTCAGGTCTTATAGAAGCAACAGTATGCTTCTTCAATTTTTCCTTCAAATCACTTTTTGTGAACGCTGACAACGCAGCGGCCTCAGTGGGTTTCACGGAAAGGAATACTTTACCATATGCAGGTGGTTCTTGCTCTTCACCACCAAATACGATGATGTCGCTAACTGCTGGATATAGATTCCTAACAATTGCTTTGTAATCATTAGATGTTACTGCTCTATTCTGTGATCCATAAAACTTAGGAGCATTGAACTTAATCTTATCAATAGTCTCAATTGCTGCTCCACCTGCTGCTATTGAAGATGTTGTTAATGTAGTTACACCAAATGGTACTGTTAATGGAGCATTATTCTGATCTTCTAATATACCATTAAAAGTAAAAGTCTTTGCTCCATTAGTATCATCACCATTAGTTACAACATAACTGATTTGAACTACATTGCCATCTTCCAATTTCTTTCCTAATACACCATCACCAAAGAAGATTTCATAGTTCTCGTCTTCTTGCTCGCTAATAAAGAATACCTTATCTGTAGCACCAATATCTAATATATTACTTGCAAGAGAATAATCCTCATAGATGCTAGAACCTGCTGATTGATAAACTCGTATCTTTACTGTATTAGTATCAACACCACTATTTTCAATAATAAAACGTTGATTCTTAAGACTTGTATCAATTGTAGTATTAGTTGTAAGATAAGATCCTTCATATATGGAAAGATCATCAAAACTTGCAATATTATTAACAACGGAAACCTTAGCATCCTCTGTTACAACAAAACGATACAAAGAACCATCAAAATTACTTACAAATCCACTACCAGCCTTCAATGTTACCGCTGATGGAGGAGTTCCAGTAAATGTCAAATCTAGATCAACAACTGCTTTAGGTGATGTAATAGATTTTGGTGTATATCCTAACTGTTTTGCCAGAGACACCACGTTGTCCCTGAGAGTAGCAGAGTCAAGGAATAACTCGTTTGCTACCATGTTGGTATTAAACGCCGTGTAATAGGTGTTATATGCCAATACATCAAGCATATTACTGAGTGCAGACCCTTCAAAGTCATAATCAGTAAAGTCCGACTGTGCGCTCATGTAGTCTTTGAGAGCAGTCTTTATATTAGCAAAGTCTAAGTTGTTTAACTGGGTGTATGGCATTATCTCGTCCTATTTAAGACCAACTGTACAGCAGTAGGTGGATCATCCGAACCTACAATTACATATGTCATATCAACATCAAAAGAATTACTATCATAGTTAGGATATGTTTCCATAGTCCTCACTGCAATCCTTGGTTCAAATTTATCTAGAGTATTTTTAATACTTAATTCTATTTGAGCAGCTGTACCATAATCTAGTGGTTCAAACAAATAACTCCTTATATCTGATCCGTAATCTGGTTTAAACGGTCTTTCTCCCTTATTAGTTAGTAATAAATTAACGATTGCTTGTTTAATAGCAGAAGCATCCCTACTAACAACTAAGTCATTAGTAACAGGATGCTTCTTAAAATTAATATTAATGTCCTTGAAGGACAGAGTGGCCGCCATTTACCGACAATATACGAAGTCAGTTATATTTAGCGACTTTTATCCTACTTCGTAAAAGGTATACTTTAAAAACAACTCTTCACCCTTGTGAATTGCTCTAAGCGTCTTGACGAAGTACTTGTCCTCCTCACACCATTTTACGCAATTGGGGTTATTAGAATGGTTTATGAACCCTCCTAGAGGAGTTCTATAGATTACTTCTTCTACAACGATATGGGACATACCTAAGACCATACCAGCGGGGATATCTTCTAAGGCAAAGATACCTTGACCCGCTATTTCGCTATCTTTAATATGTAATCTACTCGGTAGTGCTTGATAAGTCATTATGAATCCTTTCGGAGATTTTCGGCGTTCGGGTCGTCACCCCTGCCATTCTGCTTCTCTCAAAGCCTCTACAATAACCTTCTTAAGTTCATTGCGCTTCTTCTTACCTAATCCAACACGTGCATCAAGTTTAAGTTTACCCCAATAAACAAAAGCAAGTACTAGTAAGAATGGGATAGCTTCTGCCCATGAAATTTCATTCCACGCTTCTACTACATTCATTTACCTTGCCCTCTATAACGCTTCTTAGCAGCATTACGAGATGTTGCTGCAAGTTTCGTATTCTTTGATTGACCTTGCCTAGTTACCTTAGGTTTCGGTTCGGTCAATTGCTTATCTTGCTGATATAGTGCCATTAATTAAGTTCGTGTGCCTATGAATATTGTAGGATACTTCCCAGTAATTGTCAAGAGCCTCGGACTAGGTGCTGCTCCCGCACCAATGATTCCGTCACCTATGACTGGAACGAGAGTGTTCTCAAAATAAACTCCTCTTGCTGCTGA